CCCCCGCAGGAGGTGCTCAATTGAACGGGGCTCAGTTAGCAGCAGAAAGTAAAGAAGAAAAAGAACGATTAGTGCAAGAATTATTAATGGAAATTGAGGAACCACCTACCTTTACTACATTCTAATGAGAAAAAAAGATCTATTAAAAGTATCCACGGATATGCCTCCTCTTCCTGAGCTAGAGGGACAGAGTCTCCTGTCTTTATTTGACCAGGAAAATGCCGATATTAACCTGTTTAATTTGGTAGACGATGAGTTGATTAGGATTGCGGGGTCTGAGATGCTTTACTTTAAATTCCTTCAAGGTGAGGATTATGATGAGGTTTATCTTGAGTCTAAATCTAAGCCGATTGCAAGTGATCCGATCTTGGTTCATGGACACTATGAGCCTAAAGCCATGGAGCAGAACTTAACTGAGTTTGGCCTTGAGCTTACTAATGATCAGATCTTTATTTTCAATAAATCCTATATTGCAAGTAGGATTGGGCGTGATCCAGTAGAAGGGGATGTAATTAAACCTAAATTTCAAAATCAAAGATATGAAATCTTTGAAGTGCAAGAGGATTCTTTCCAATTATATGGTGTATACCATTTAGTTTGTGCTGCTAAACTCCTTCGTGATGAGAAAGAAGTGGTGGAAGAGCCTTATACAGACTTTACTAATGATGTTGGGGGGTACTTAGACATTGAGAACGCATAGTAACCCAGGAACGGATAACCAAACTCTTAGAGATACTTCTTCTATACAGATTAGTGACATAGATTCTATCGAATCGTCTCAAGTTACATCGCAAGAGTACCTCATGAATTTATTACATCAAATGGATAAAAGCTCCGTGCTTCCTATAAATGCATACAAAGAAATTGTTCGTTATTTAATTAGTCAGTTTAACGGGCTTAATTATCTTAACGATGAGATGGAGGCAGTTGAGGTGAAGTGTAGATACGGTAACCCTGAAAGGACTGTAGCAAAGCTAAAAAGCCATGACAACATGATAATTCCTATAATTACTGTGTCGCAAAATTCAATCTTAGAGGATGATAATCGTAGACGTTTTGCAAATGTTATAATGCAGAAAACATATTATAACAAAGAAACTCTAAGAGGGGAGCGAGTGATTAGTTTGTGTGACAGGCCTGTGACAGCGCAGTATAACGTAAACTTATGGTGTAAGTACATGGATGACATGGACCAATTAGCCCAGCAGATTAGGCTTAAGTTCAATCCTTCTCTAGAATTGTCTACAGAGTTTAGCAAAGACAGTAAAGCGTTTTTAGTATCCGAAACTAACAACTACAGTTTTTCTGTTGGTGATAAGGAAGATAGAATTATTAGAAAAACCTTTACTGTTGGCGTAGAAACCTATATTAAAAGCCCTAAATTTAAGATAACGTCTACAGGAAAGCTGGAACAGATCAATCTAGAGTCTTATTTAACATAAGCAAAAAATTATTTCACAAAATAGTGCTTTCCTTGCTAAATACAAGTAGAGGTTATTTATGAAATTACTCAAAAATGATTGTTTACAGCGGTTAGAACTATATCTAACAACCCCAAAAGGCGTAAAGCGTGTCTGGTTATCCCCCAGAGAAACGCTTGTTTTGCCTGAAAGCTATTTCAGCAATCAACTACAAAATCTCCGAGAGCGGAGACTCATTACCGTTCGAGGAGCATAGGAGAATAAAAAATGGTAAACTTTGTCAGTCCAGGCGTTTATGTAATAGAAAAAGATATAAGTGATTACACACCAGCTATCAACCCTACAGTGGTTGGTATTGTTGGCTTTGCAGGGAAAGGTGTTCCTAACAAACCAACACTAATCACTAGTCAAGAAAGGCTAATTAAAGCTTTTGGAAGACCCACTGAGGATCTTCCAGGACAGGCCTTAGAGGGATCCTTAGAGATCCTCGAAACATGTAACCAGCTTTATTTCCTTAGAGCAATGGGAAGCGGTACTGCCACTACAGCGAGTGCCACTGTTGAGATGGGAGGCTGCCCTGCGGTCGCTATCTTTAATAGTGGAACAGGCTATGGTGTTGGCGAAACCCTTTACCTTGAACTACAGGCAAGTGATAACAGCGGTAACAAAGTTTATCAATCCCCCAAGAGAATTGCAATTGATTCTGGAACCTCTATGGGTGGGACAGCATGTACAACTCAGGCACAAGCTATGGCTACTCTCGTTGGAGGTTCTCTAGATGGAGACAAGATCGGCTCTTACATGACTGCTTCTAGTTTAGATAGCACTGTTGCCTCCAGTATTGGAAACTACATCGTTGCAAACTTTGCTGGTTCTGGAGCAATTCTACATGTTAAAGCCTTTAAAGATTCGTCCTATACCTTAGAGTCCAGTAGTTTATATCCTGTTGGCGCAAGTGGTCTTGCCTCTGGTTTAGCTGGAGTTGATACCAATGGCGCTCCTTGGAATGGTATTTCTCACCAAGCAGGAAAGTTGGCAGATATAAATGGAGGTGCTGTTGCTGAGGTAAAAATCAGAGGAACTCAGTTTGAGGACGCTTCAATTACTACAGCAGGTATGGGATACTTAGTTGAATCTCAGTACCAAGGAAATGGTTATGATGCCTCAACCCACACAGATGGCACAATCACTGGAAACTCTATAACGGTTAGCCCACTAGGATCTCAAAATGATTTCTTAAATGTTAATGAAGATGGAGCCACTGCTGAGTCCTTTAAAGTATCTTTAGTCGGTTCAGGGGCATTTGTTGAGACTGTTATTAATACTGGTCTTGAAAATAGAACATCTGATATTATCAAAGGTAACCTAATGGCCTCTGGCGCTATATTCGATGCAACAAAATTAGCTCGATATACTACTACGCTCTCTGCTATTGGTGCTACACCTAGAGGTGCTGGTGGTCAAGCTGTCATAGTTTCAGGAACTTACGATAACGCGATGTCCTCTAAGAGAATGTCCCCACGCTTCGCAAAGTTTGTCGCTGGAACTGATAACCTGGCAGGTGGAACAAATGGTGACGGTAACGGAGATTCCGATAAGGAAGCTGATGCATTAATCGGTGAGGTCGGTGCAAACCGAACAGGGATCGAGGCATTTGATGATGATCTCGTTCCCATCACCATCGCAGCGATTCCAGGAATTACAGATTACAGGGTTCAAAACGCTTTAATTACTCTTGCTGAAAGACTTGGGTTCCTTGCAGTCTTCGGTACTCCTTTAGGGTTAGGCCAAGCTCAAGATGCTATTGATTACATCAATGGTCGTACCCCTTACAGGACCACCGCAATGAACAGTTCTTACGCTGCCTTGTATTTCCCACAAGTTAAGGTCTTCAATACCTTCTACGGTAAGGATATGTTCTATGATCCCGCTATCTTTGCCATCAGGCAAATGGGATTCACAGATACGGTTGCTGATCTTTGGTTCGCACCAGCAGGTTTTGTGCGCGGTAGACTTACCAAGCCTAGCGAAACAGAAGTGCATCTCAACCAAGGCGACAGAGACGCTCTTTACAGTGGGGGTAATATTGTTAACCCAATCACTAGCTTCCCACAGCAAGGAATTACTATCTTTGGGCAGAGAACAACGCAAAGAGCTTCAACTGCACTAGATAGAATTAATGTAAGACGCTTGATGATTTACATCAAACGAGTCATTGAGGCATCAACTAAGAGATTTATCTTTGAGCCTAATGATAAAATTACTCAAGAAAGAATTCAGACATTGCTCACTCCCCTCTTTGAGGATATCAAGAGGCGACGAGGCATCACTGAGTTCAAGGTTGTTTGTGACGAAACTACAAACACCCCAGAGAGAGTTGATAGGAATGAGCTTTGGTGTAAAGTTCTTATCAAACCCACTAAGGCTGCTGAAGTTCTCATCTTTGAGTTGAACGTAGCCTCCCAAGGTGCCACTATTTCAGGTTAATTAGGAGAAAATAAAAAATGGCAGATTCATACTTTACAAATAATGACGAGAATGTTGCTCGGACAATAACTGGCGAACAGCCAACTACTCCTTTAGTATCAACTGATCTTGATTCTGTAAGAGCATATCAATGGGAGATCAGCTTTATGTTTAATCAAGTAGATCCTCTCAATGGTGTTCAAAAGCCTTTAACTCTTGCAGCAAAACAAGTTAATGGAATCGGAATGAGTGTTGAGGATATCGAAGTTAACCGAGTAAATGATAAGGTTTACTACCCTGGTCGCCCAAGCATGGACGAGTTAGTGGTTACTTTTGATAACCTACAAAAGACAAAAGCAGATAAGCTTTTGTACGAACTAATGGGAGCAACCTATGATCCTCGTACTGGTGAAATGCAGAACCAAGCTATCCCAGGTGGTGGAGGTGTTGGAACAATGCCATCATTTAAAAACGAGATTCAAGTTGTCCAGCTTACAGGCAAAGGGCTTCCTCGAAACGTCATTAGACTATTCGGAGCATACCCTAAATCAATAACCCATGGGGAGTACAATTATTCTACTAATGAGTTCCACACTATCGAAATGAAGTTCCGTTACGACTACTTTGTTAACACTAACGATAAGAAAGGTACTGTTAACTCTACAGTAGGCTGATAGAATAAAGTCAAATTTAAAAAACCCAACTCGTTGGATGCGGGTTGGGTTTATTTTTTAGCTATGATATAATATGAACTATTTTGATCAATTACTTGAAAGTTATTCCAAACTTAAGAAACGAAATCTTGTACTTCTAGAGGCAGAAAAGGCCGAGCAGCCTGATCAACAGGAGTCTGTCGCTAGGGAGGCCGCTAAAACTTTCTTTAGTGCCGCCGACTTGCAACGAGATGTGCAAAAAATGACCCAAGCAAACAACGCTGGTCAGCCCTATGCTTACAAAAAAGATAACTTAACAAAGGTAACAGGTGGGCCTTTAGCTAATTGGACAATAAATGGTGCGACCTTTGAGGACATGGAACGCCAATATTCCACACAGACAAAAAAACTTATCAATTATTTTGCTAAACAGACAGGGACAAGTACACGTTCTGATAATGATGATGCTTCAAATGCTGAAGCTAGACGGCTGGCTGAAAAAAGACCAGGAAGACAATTAGAAAAAGCGGGTCTTGTGGATCAAGTTCTTAATGCGAACATGACAAAAATCCTAGAGCGAGTAACTAAAATAGCCGAACTCGCCAGAACATTATTTCCTGAAGAGTATGGAGACGCTACTTGGACTCAAAAAAATCGAGCAGAGTCCTATGCAGTAGGTGTTTCCCCACAAAGTTTAGAAAGGAAGCTGGCTCAAGGAACTATTGCCACCTTTGATGAGGAGACAGGTTTTAAAGAGACTGAGTTAGCTGCAACAGATAACTTAGATTTGTTACGAGGAGCCACAGCGTCCATGAATAGTCTTCTTTCTTTTGCAGACGGCTCTGTTACTGATCTTAATAAAAGAAGTAGATGTCTTGCGCTAGATTATCAAGTGTCAAAGAAAGGAGATAAGTTTGTTTTTCATTCATTTGGAGATAAAGAACAGGGCGTAGTTCTTAAGGGTAAATTAGATCAACTGAAGTATGCGGAGAAGCAAGCACAAAGGATTTGTGAAAAAGAACTTAGTAAAATACCGAAAGGCAGTTTAGAAGGGGACTTTACTCCACAAGAATTAGCGGACTATCGAGGGACTGGATTAGAGGTAACCTTTGCGGGAGCTACTTTTTATAGTCTAGTGCAGGATGGTGTGATTACATCATCTCAAGCCCGTGAAAAGTTTGCTTCCGTGATGAGAAATAAAATTCTTAAAGATGAGGCGAAGTTTAGACAAGCGAATATTTGGGCAGAGCAATTAGTTAAAGAAGGAAATGCGACTGATCTTGATTCTGATTTTATTATTGACGCTCTTAATGATCTCAAAGCAGCTAACTTTGGACAAGAACCTGAGGGAGTTCGTAATTTTTATACAGCGGCATTTGCCCTTGAGAAAAAAGTTGTAGATAAGATAAAACCGCAGATGAGTATTCCTGTCGGACAGCAAACTGGTGCAGGTTACAAAGATGATATTAAATATGTTTACTTTGGTGATGGGGCAGAGGAAAGAGCCCGAAAGGCTTCTGGGGAGTTAGGGGTTCAAAAGGGTCAAGGAGATTCGGACCCTGTAGAAACAACTACGATGGCAGAGTTAAAAAAATTAAACCCTGAGGTGGCAAAAATATATCAAGAAGCCTACGGTTTGAGTGACGATGCAACCGTACACTTAGTTGGATCAAGTATTAAGTCTTATCAAAAAGATGGTGGGACTAAAGCAGGTGAAGTTAAAGAGTACGAGCGTAGGAGTAGGCTGGTTAGACAAGTTGAAACCGATCAAGTCGCACCAGGTTTTTACGAAATCACAGCACAAAGATTAGGGTTTGACGCTACTGATCTCGCAGGGGTCCGATCCTATCAAGAAACTATGGATAGTGTCTACACTTCTTTAGATGAAGTTCTTCCTATAGATGTTACTGCTCAAATTGATGCTGATGGCGCATTGACTGAGATTGATTTCAATACAATCAGACCAGTTATTGAGGCAAAAATAGGTACGCTGCCAGAGAACTCCAAGATTAAACAGCAAATTATCGCTTTATTTGGTGGTGAGGACACGCCAAGGGACTTAAGTGATTTAGCTACAAGAGCTACGTTTAAAGAGGAAGTAGCAAGCTTAATGATTAATTATAAGCAAGTAAGTGATTGCAATCAAAGAGATGGGCAAGGCAACCCAACAGCTTTAGCCCAAACCGCTAGAAAGAATTTAGCGTTCTCAGTTCACATGGTGGGAGGATCTGCAAGAGACTCTGCTTTGAACAAAAAGGTTCTTGAAGAAAATAAAGTTTCTGTTGGTTCACATATGGAACCTATCATGGAAGCCACTTTAGGAATACTAGATTTTGCAGACCCCAACTGGGATGTAAAATTAGATCAAACAACAGGCCGAACAATTAAGATGTCAAAACGAGGGTCTGGTAAGAATATATCTTTAGGATCCAAGAGAAAGAAGAAAAAAGATGGCACAAGAAAAACAAATAGCACCGTATTAGTCTCAAAAGAAAGTGGTAGTGCTGCCAATAAGTTTAAGGATAAAGGAACCATTGGTGATTCCACAGATTCTACCTTGCTATATAATTTTCTCTCAGGTCAAGCAAAGTTATTAGAAAATTTACTGGCTAAATAAACCAGTTAGCTTTATAATCATTTAATACATCTTCTAATTTATAAATACTATATGTATTAGCAGTTAATGTTTCTATATTATCTTTAAATATGGTAATAGAAGGTATCAT